GGTTGTCGTAAACCAAAAACAAAAATTACAGGTTGTCGTAAACCATAGGTAACCACAATGTCTAAGAAGCTAATAAAACTAGACTACACACCACAACCTAAACAGGATTTGTTACACAAGTGCAAAGCCAAGCAGATATTATTTGGTGGGGCAGCAGGTGGAGGTAAGTCTCATAGTGGTCGTTGGGATATAATAGGTTTCTGTTTAGAGAATCCTGGTTTAAATGCTTTTATTTTTAGAAGGTCATTACCAGAGTTAGACAGTAACCACATTCAGCCTTTGAAGAAAGAGATGCCTAGTGAGTTAGGTGCTTTCAATGAGACAAGGAAAAGGTTTGAGTTTTACAATGGATCGAGCATACAGTTTCAGTATTTAGAACGTGATAGTGACTGTGATCGTATTCAAGGAACAGAAATACATATTTGTTTGATTGACGAAGCAGGTCAGTTCAATGCTTATCAGCTTGGGTATATTAAGAGTAGAATGAGATTAGGGTCTTATGAGCCTGTTCAGAAAGATTACTTACCAAGATTGATTATGACTGCCAATCCAGGTGGTCAATCACATAATTTTTTGAAGGCTTTGTATATCGACCCTGCGCCAAGTGAAACGTATTTTTACGATCATACGATGCGTGACCCTAACAATCCAAAGGATAGGGGTTGGTTGTCGATGTATATACCTGCGAAGATGGAAGATAACAAATACATTGATCCATCTTATGCGAGTTCATTTAGTGGTTTGCCAGAGGAGTTAGGCAGGGCATTAAGAGAGGGTGATTGGGATTTAGTTGTCGGATCATTCTTTGGAGATATATGGAAACGTGAGTTACACGTTATAAGACCATTTGAGATACCACATCATTGGACTAAGTTTAGGTCTTTTGATTGGGGAAGTGCATCGCCATTTAGTGTTGGTTGGTGGGCTGTAGCTGAAGGACATGAGACTATACCAGATGATGCTTTGATTAGGTATCGTGAGTGGTATGGAGCAGCAGGGCCAAATAGAGGTTTGCGAATGACTGCCGAAGAAGTTGGTAGTGGTATTCGGTCAATGGAAAAGGGTGAAAGAATAGACTTTGGTGTTGGTGATCCTAGCATTTGGAAGTTTGATGGTGGGCCATCTATTGGCGAAAGATTAGGTAAATGTGGTGTTCGGTTTAGAAGGGCTGATAATTCAAGGGTAGCAGGATGGGATCAGGTTCGTCAGAGGTTGATGGGTGATGATGGAGTTCCTATGCTTTATGTGTTTAGTGATTGCGTTGACACTATTAGAACCTTACCAGTTTTGACCCACGATAAGCACAGAATGGAAGATATAGATACGACACAGGAAGATCATGCAGCAGATGATATTCGTTATGCTTGTATGAGTAGGCCATTTACAAGACAAGCCCCAGAGATTGATGAGGATATTTGGCGAAAGCCAACCATTGAGGAAATGATGAGTGGTTTGGACAACGTAAGCCGACCAGGATCGTGGAGATTATAATTGGAATATGGATTTGACAGAGAACCAACTAAGAAAGCTGACAGGGCTGCTTATTGGAACGATCAGATATTAAAGGCTAGACGTTTTGAGGAAAACTGGCGAGAACGTGCTGAAGGCATAGTTCAGAGGTATCGTGATGATAATGTAAACAGATTTGAACGTGAGACTAGGATGAATATATTTCATTCTAATGTTGATACTTTAAAGTCTGCTTTGTATTTCAATACACCGAAGCCAAAGGTTAGCCGTAGATTTAAGACAAATGATCCCATTGGTAGGACTATTGCTGAAGTTGTTGAAAGAGGTTTACAGTATCAGCTAGATATTTACGACTTTGACAATGCAGTAAAGAAAGCCATAGAGGATATGCTGATTGTTGGTCGTGGTGCTATTAGGTTAAGATATGATCCTGTTTTAGTTACTGGTGAGCCAGAAAGAATACCTGTTACAGTTGAGCCTATTACTGGTATTGGTGAAGTTGCACCAGGTCAAATGGGTGAAGTACAGGTTGCACAAAGACTACTTGATCCTGATGGCAATGAAGTTGACCAAGAGAATGTCAAGCAAGATTCAAGAGGTATGTTTATTGAGGGTGATCCAGTTGAGTTTATTGGAGAGCAGTCAATTACCTGTGAACACGTTAACTGGTCAGATTTAACAATATCACCTGCTAGATGTTGGGAAGATGTAAAGTGGATTGCTTTTAGGCATTTATTGTCTAGGCAAGACTTAGTTGATTATTATGGAACGCAGGGTGAGCAGATACCTCTGACTTATAGATCAACAGAAATGTCTGATTATCAAGATAATCCAGAACCAGATATGGCTGAAGTTTATGAGATTTGGGATAAGAGGTCTGGTAAACAAATATTTGTTGCAACAAGTTTTAATGAAATATTAGAGGACTTTGACGATCCTTACAATTTAGATGGTTTTTGGCCTATGCCAGAGCCGTTATATGCAGTCTCCACTACCGACACCACTCTGCCAGTACCAGAGTTGTTTATCTATGAAGATCAGATATTTGAACTAGATTTGATTACACAAAGGATTGCAGCACTTACCGAAGCCCTAAAAAGGCGAGGTGTGTATGATGCTAGTTTTCAAGAACTGATTAGATTATCCGATGCTGATGATAATGAATTTATCCCAGTAGATAACATGGCTATGTTACAGGCAGGTGGTGGCCTTGCTAATGTTATGCAAGAAGCCCCATTGGACAACCTTATTAGGGCATTAACTGCATTATATCAATCAAGGCAGATAGTCATTGAGACTATTTATGAGATCACAGGTATTAGTGATATTATGAGGGGTCAGTCTGCATCTAGGGAAACAGCAACGGCACAAAGGATCAAAGGTCAGTTTGGTGCAATGCGTTTAGTCAACAGACAGCGCACTATTGAAAAGTTTTTAGACAAAATTATGCAGTTAAAGGCTGAATTGCTTGTTGAGAACTTAGAACCAACCTTACTAGAAAAGATGACTGCGATTGCTATCCCTCCAGAAGTGGTCGCAGTCATGCGTGATGACCGACTAAGAAGCTATAGAATATCTATAGATACAGAGGAATCTAGTGCTATTGATTCAGCTATGGATCAAAAGAACAGAACCGAGTTTTTAACTGCCACAGTACAGTTTTTACAATCTGTAGGGCCATTGGTAAGTTCTGGTGCATTAGGGTTCGATCAGGCAAAACAGATGTTATTATTTGCAGCTAGGGCTTTTCCAGGTGCTAGGGAGTTAGAAGAAAGCCTAGAAGCCATACAACCACCACAACCACAGGCAAATCCTGCTGATAAGTTGGTTGAGGTAGAAGCTGCTAAAGTACAGGCACAAACTGCACAAGCACAGGCAGATGCACAGGTTAAGGTAGCCAGACTTGATCTTGATAGGCAAAAAGCAGAAACCGATGCTGCTATCAAACAGCAAAAACTAGAAATAGATGCAGCTAAAATCGTAACTGGCTAAAATGAATAACAGCGAAGCACTAGGTCGTATTGTATGGCTTATGGGTCATTCTAGGCATCACGCAGCCTATAAGGTTAGTGATATTTACAGATTGATCTTACCTGCGATAGCTAACTATCAGTATCGTGTTTGGGATGGTGAGAACAACCCACAAGGTTTTATGATTTGGGCTTGGCTTACTGATGAAGCATCTGAAAACTATGAAAGAGGAAGTGTCCACATAACAGGACAGGATTTTGTTGGTGGCAACAACCTTTGGATTGTTGAATTAGTTATGCCCTTTGGCAACGTAAGAGAAATGTTATCAGAAGCTAGAAAGCATTTAATTAGTCTTTATGGAAAAGGCACAGACGTACAGTTCAGAAGAACTAAGAATAATTTATACAAAAAGGTGATTTTATAATGGGTGACAGTCCATCTTCAGAGTCAGATGAGTCTTTAGAAGCACAAGAAAGATTTGACGATCAAAGAACTGGTAACTTTGGTGGTAACCAAACCAATCTTAGTGATCCTAGTGAATCACAAGGATTTGCAGGTAGTACACCTTTGGAACAAGCACTAACACAGGCAGCTTATACTGTTAGTCAACGTCAGGTTGCTGATAAAGCTAGGCGAGGTGAAATACCAGGTGTCAATCTACAACCTAGCACTCAAGATGTTCAAACCTTTGCAAGACAACAAGCAGATATAGATGAACAAGGCTTTGATCCTACGCAAGAACAGATAAATGTAGGGCCTGGTGATATATTTGGCTTGAGAGAAAAGATAGCTGAAAACCTAAGACAAGGTGGCAAGGCATCTTACGATGCTGAAGGCAATATCATTGGTGCTACAAATTATGGCCCTGCTTTTGGTGGCATGGGTGTTTTATCAGGTGTTTTGCCAAACGTAACAACATATACAGGCTTAACATCAGGCGATCCATTTGCAACAGACATGAATATGGGTGATGACAACAATGAGCCACAGATTATTAGAGCAGCCAACCCAAGAGATGCAGTAGAAGAAAAAGAAGAAGAAAGAACACCAGTATCAGATGATCTAGCAGTAAATTACTTACAAGACCCTTTTTATCTGTACTCAGGTCAAGGTAATCTTTATCAGCCTTATGGATATGCACAAAACACATTAGTTGATCTTTTACGAACAAGAAATCTAACACAACCAACACAAGCAGCAGCTAATTTAGGTCTGTTTGGTAATCCAGGAGACTTTGTGTAATGCAGATAGATATGGAAATGGCTGCGAAAGCCTATGCAGAATTATCAGAACAAGAAAAAGAAATAATAAGGGAAGCTGTAGATAGCCCTCTTATGGGAATACTTGCGAAAGTGTTTGGTCAAGAGTTTGTCCAAGCATTAGGGTCATTTAACAGACCTGCTCGTAAGATGGATGCAGAAATGCGCCAACAAGCAGCAAGGATGCTTATGAGATGAGTAAGAAAACTTACATTCATGTTAACGGCAAACTTGTTGAAAAATCGGAAGCAATAGAATCTCATTCTGTGAATTTGATGAAAGATATAGAGCCATATCAGAATATGAAAGATTTTGGTTGGATTACGTCAAGATCACAGCATAGGGAGTTTTTGCGTAAAAATAACTTTATAGAAGTAGGGAATGAACAAAACCATATATTAAAATGACAGAAAATTTAGAACAGCTAGAAAGCACTCAAGATTCTGCGCCAACAAGCCCAGAAGCTACTAATGAGTCAGCATCAGAGACAGTTCGTGAGACATTGAACAGAGTGTTGGCTAATCAGGAAATACCACAAGAAGAAACAGCCGAAACTCCACAAGAGACAGAGGAAGTAGAAGAAGAAGCAACAGAAGAAACTGAAGAAGAAGTTGCTGAAACAGAGGTCGAAGAAAAAGCAGAGGAAGAAGAAAAGCCCTTAGAAGCTATTACACCTCCACAACATTGGCCAAACGATTTTAAAGATCAGTTCAATGAAATGGATGCTACAGGTCAGCATTTATTTATGAAAAGATATAAAGAATTAGAAGGTGACTATACCAAAAAAACTCAAGGTGTAGCTAAATACCGAAAAAGACAAGAAGCCCTTGATGAAATTATGAAGCCTTATTTGGCTGATTTTCAAAGAGCAGGGATGGATGAGATTGGTGCTGTAAGACAATTATTTGCAGCCCACGATTATTTGCGTAAAGACCCAAAACAAGCGATCCAATGGTTAGCTAAAAATTATGGAGTAGATATGTCGGAAGTCGGAATGGACACAGCCGAAGATGATTACGCAGACCCACAAGTGAAAGCATTGCAACAGCAAGTAGCCCAGTTACAAGGTTTTCTAAATCAACAACAACAGACACAAATGCAAAGTGTTCAGCAAGACACACAGTCAATGATCGACAAATTTGCAAGTGCTAAAGATGCCAATGGCAACCCTAAATATCCACACTTTGAAGAAGTCAGGGATAGAATGGGAGTATTGATACAAGGTAACCAAGCACAAGACCTTGAGTCAGCTTATGAAATGGCTATCTATGCAGACCCTAAATTAAGACAGAGTTTGATGGATAACTATGCAGCGACCAAGACACAGAAAGAGGTTAAGACCGAAGCTGTGAAAAAGGCAAAAAAAGCACAGAGATCAACTGTTAGAGGTAACCCAACACCTGCTGAAAAAGCACTTCCAACTGGTTTGTCTGTAAGAGACACAATTATGAAATCAATTCAACAATTAGAAAATAATGAAAGGGGATAGATTATGGCAAGTCCAAATTTATCGGAAATAATCACCACTACTCTTAGAAACAGATCTAAAAGTTTGGCTGATAACGTAACAAATCATAATGCTTTGCTACGAAGATTAAATGAGAATGGTAACGTATCAACTGTTACTGGTAGACAAATTGTTAGAGAACTTGAGTATGCTTCAAACGGCACAGTTGGGTTCTATTCTGGATATGAGACATTAGATGTTTCACCTTCAGATGTGTTAACAAGTGCTACATTCGACTATAAGCAACTTGCAGGTAATGTAACAATCTCAGGATTAGAGCAAATTCAAAACTCTGGTACTGAAGCTGTTATCAACTTACTTGAGTCAAGAATTGGTGTTTTAGAAAAAACAATGATGAATACATTGTCTACATCACTATATTCTGACGGCACTGGCACTGGTGGTAAAGAAATCGGTGGACTGCAATTACTTGTAGCAGATGCAGGAACAGGTACAGTAGGTGGTATTAACAGTTCTACTTACACATTCTTCCAAAATGTTCAGACAACAGCAACAAGTTCTGCGTTTAGCACAGCAAATGTTCAAGCAGATATGAATAATATTTACTTGAGTCTAGTTCGTGGCGCAGATAGTCCAGACTTAATTATGGCTGATGCAAATGCCTACAAAGCCTTCTTAGGCTCATTACAGGCTATTCAGAGAGTAACATCTGATACATTAGCAAACTCTGGATTTACAAGTGTTCAGTATCTTAATTCAGACGTGATCTATGATGATGCGTGTCCAACTAATAAAATGTATTTCTTGAATACAGATTATCTAAGATTGGAAGTTGCAGCTAACAGAAACTTTGTTCCTGGCGAAGCTAAGATGAGTGTCAATCAAGATGCAATGGTAACACCTATGTTCTGGTCAGGAAACTTAACTGTTTCTAACAGAGCCTTACAAGGTGTCATTCACGTTTAATTTTAATTAACAAGAAAGGATAAGTTGTTATGGCAATAGCAGCAATTATGGGTATTGACCCAACAGCCGTAGCTGACACAGCAGAATTTAAGCCAGGTCAGTTAGGTGCTATCATCGATTCAGATGGTACAAAAATCTATAAGTACGTTCAGTATGATACTGGATCAGGAAGTGTTGCAGCCACAAGTGGTAATGCAGCATATTACTACACATTAGATGGTTATAAAAATCATCAGGTAACTTCTGATCTATCTGACTCTGTAGAAATAGGTGCAGGGATTTTACAATCAACACCTACTGATGGTCAGTATTGTTGGGTTCAGATAAAAGGCCCTGCAACAATGGCAGCAGCATTAACAGCAGGTGCAGATGGTGATCCATTAACACCAACTGGTTCATCTGATGGAAAGCTAGACGTTACTGCCGATGTCACAAGCCATGTTTGTGCATTTGCAGGAGACATTTCAGATAAAGAAATTATCTGTGATTTTCCTATGTAAATAAAACTAGGGGCAGGGCAACTTGCCCCTTACTAACTAATCTGGAGGGATTTTATGAGTGTAGAACCACAATTTTATGAACGTGAGTTCAATGGAAAGATGCGTGATTTTGTAAGGATCACAATAAAAGGTATGAAGGATGTTTTTGAATGTCCTGTAAGACCAGAAGATTTAACTAGGTTTCCAACTGAATGGGAAGCCTACAAAAAGACAAAAGGTAAGACAAAAACAAAAGGCACTCCACTAAAAGAATTACCTGCTATGAGTGAGCCAAGAAGGGTAGAGTTAGAACTTGTTGGTATAGAAACTGTAGAGCAGTTAGCAGATGCAGACGTTGAGATATTGCGTAATATTGGTGAGCCTTATGTTGAGTTACAAAGAATTGCAGAGTTGCAGACTAAATCAAAGCCTAAGATAGAAAAAGTACACAAACCACTTAATTTAGGAATACCAGATGAGCCTATTGACGATATGCCAAAACGTAGCTGATTTTACAGGTTTTGAAAGAGAAACAACAATAATTGGTAACACTTCACCTACAGCAAGGCAGTTATTAGCTTTGGCGCAACGTGAAGGCAAACAGCTTATGAGGTCACATACTTGGCCTATATTGTTAAAAGAGCATACGTTTTCTACTGCTAGTGG